ACAAGTGAATCATCACATTACTAGAATCCTAGGTAGTGGGCAACGATGCGAGAGTGGAGTTGCCCACTTTTATTTCGCATGGAAGAAAAATTTGTTAAAATTTTTGATGGATTAAGAAGAGATTATGGTTACGCAGAGATTAGCAACGGCTACAAAGACACAACCACAGGTAAGTTTAAAGTAAAACACGGTTGGGCAGGTAAACCTCTTACTAGTTCAGATTATATGGACCACCTTAGTGGTCGTAAATCTATAGGTATTCAACCCTGTGATGATACTGGTATGGTTAACTTTGGTGCCATAGATATAGATTCAAAAGCATATCAAGACTTCAGCCCAAGAAAATATTTAGAGATAATTGAAAAAAATAATTTACCAGTAATTCCTGTTAAATCCAAAAGCGGTGGGTTACATTTATACATTCACACAAAAGAAAAAGTTAAAGCTAGCTTTTTAAGAAATTTTTTAGACAAACTATTATATACATTAGAACTAAATCCAACAACTGAAATATATCCAAAGCAAACAGAACTAGGAACAGGGCCCGATGGTAGTTTTACAAACGGTAACTTTATAAATCTACCTTACTACAACAAGACAGAAAGAGTTGCGTTGAATTTAAATGGAGAGGAGTTTTCTTTTGATCAATATGTTCAAGTCGTAGAAGCAAATTTAAAATCAGAAAAAGAACTCAACGAGTTTATAGATGCACATATAACTAAAATATTAATGGGTGGTGCTGAAGAATTTAATGATGGCCCTCCATGCCTACAAGCAATATCAAAAACAATTGACGATAGTAATAAACTACCAGACGAAAGAGATAGATTTTTATTTAATTACATGGTGTTTTGTAAAAAGAAATACCCAGACCTTTGGGAGAAAAGAGTTTTAGAGGGCGCAAGAAAATATATTTTATACGATGAAGAGTGGGGTGATAAAAAAGTTTTAGATAAAATAAAATCTTGGCGTAAGCCGACCGCAGGGCATCTTTGTGATCAAGATCCTATTAGAAATTTTTGTATTAAATCAGAGTGTGCTAAAAGACAGTTTGGATACATGTCAGATAAACAAAAAAAGTTTCCACAACTATCTGCTTTAATTAGAATTGACTACCAACCCGAACCAGAATTTAGATTTACAGTTCACTTCAATGATAAACAAGATGGAGAGATGAGTAAACAGGTTGTAGCAAGAGATATTAATTATCTAATGGATATGGAAAAATGTAGAAGATTGATAGGTGCACATACACCGATAGCACCTCCTAGAATTAAACAAGATGAATTTCAAAACATAGTAGAGAAATTAAAAGAAACAGAGACGGTGCAGCCACCTCCAGCAGGAACGTCACCAAAAGAAATACTACACAAATATTTAGAAGAGCACATACACGGCGTCCCAGCAATTAGCGCAACATCATTTAGTAGTGGATCTATATTAAAGGAAGAAGGCTTTGCATATTTTACCATGGAGGTATTTTTTAATTATTTAAAAAATAAAGAATGGAAAATGAAGTATGAAAAAACTGGTAGAATGTTGATAGAAGAATTCAAAGCTGAGTTAGGATATTTAAAAAGGTATCCAAAAAAAGATACAGATAAAAAATCACACAACCCAATCAGATGTATTAAAGTTCCCATGACATTCTTTGAAAGAAACGAAGAGGAAGTGGAGATCATAGACATGAAAAATAAAGAGGATATACTTTGATAAAAAAATTTTATGGGCCACCGGGCACAGGTAAAACAGAGAAGTTGATAAGAAGAGCTTTAGCCTATGTGAGGTCCGGCACTGACATAAAAAACATTGGATACTTTGCATTTACAAAGAAAGCGGCCAACACTGCTAAAGAAAGAATGTTAAATAAAAATAGACAGTTTCAAAAGAAAGATCTTAAATATTTTCAAACACTACACTCTTTAGCTTTCCGTACTTTAGGACTTAAAGAAGAGAATGTTATGCAAGACTATCACTATGATGACATAGGAAAAACTTTAAGCATCAGTGTAAAAGCAAAAAGAGATTTGGATTCGTCACCTTATTTAACCTGTGATAATGAATACTTTCAGATCATATTAAAATCTAGAGAGAAGAATATAAAAGTTTGGGATGAGTATTGTACGGCTGAATACGATAAGGATATAAATCCAGGTATATTAAAACACATAGCTGCTAATTATTTTAAGTACAAAGAGAATAACGCCTTGATAGATTATACCGATATGATTCATCAGTTTATTGAAAAAAAATATTTATGTCCTAAATTTGATGTGGTGTTTATAGATGAGGCACAAGACTTATCACCGATACAGTGGATGATGTACGATATATTAAAAGCTAATACAAAAGATATGTATCTAGCTGGTGATGATGACCAGGCCATATATGCATGGGCAGGGGCAGATGTTGATAGGTTCATAAAAGAACCAGCCAAAGAAGTAGTATTAAAAAAATCACGAAGAGTCCCTGTTAAGATTCAAGAGGTATCTAATATTATAATTAGTCGTATCGAGGGGCTAAGAGCAGATAAAGTATACCACCCAAAGAATGAAGAAGGCTCCTCAATAAAAATTAATAATTTAGAAAATGTAGATTTATCAAAAGATAATTGGTTAATTTTAACTAGAACAATTAACAAATCGATAGAGATTGCAAAGCAAATAAAACAAAAAGGTTATTTATTTGAAAATAAATACATTAAAAATTTTAATACAAAGTTGCACAAAGCAGCAGTGTATTATTCTAGATGGACAGACGGTGAAGATTTAGAACAAACACAAAAAGAAGATGTAGAAGATTATATGTCAGAGGATAATTGGAATGAATTAGTTCCATGGTACGAAGCTTTTGATAAAGCAAACCTTGAAGATAAAAATTACATACGATTATTATTATCAAACAAAGAAAAATTAACAGAAGATCCAAGAATAAAAATATCTACCATACATGCAGCAAAAGGAGGAGAGTGCGATAATGTAATATTAGTGTTGGATAACGCTAGGAAAATTAGAGAAGGTGTGTTAAAAAGTAGTAAGAAAAGAGATGAAGAACACAGAGTCTGGTATGTAGGTATAACTCGTAGCAAAAATAATTTATACTTAATGCGAGCAAAAATAGAAAGGCACGGTTACAACTTATGACACATAAAGATATATTTGAAGAGGCATTTCCACAGTTTACTCAGGTAGGGGGGAATCACTACACTAAGTTTCCCATACAACCCTATGAGTTTATTTCTAAAAATAATCTTTCGTTTTTTCAAGGCAACGTTATTAAATACGTTTGCAGGTATCAGCGTAAAGGAGGAGTAGAGGATCTTAAAAAGATTGTTCACTACTGTCAACTAGAGATGTTAAAATTAAAAGATCAGAAAAAATGAAAGTACCTATATTCGAGGCACAAACGGAGTGGATAGAGCCCGAAGAATATCCAGATCTAAGATCGTATGATGAGATAGCGATTGACTTAGAGACTAGAGATCCAGAGTTAAAGACAAGAGGATCTGGTTCTGTCATAGGTTTAGGAGAGGTCGTAGGCATAGCTGTTGCTGTGCCTGGTAAGAAATTTTATTTTCCAATCGCTCATGGCTCTGGACCCAACATGGATAAAGTTAGAACACTAGAGTGGTTTAAAGATATTCTATTATCAGATGCTACAAAAATTTTTCATAACGCAATGTATGATGTGTGTTGGATAAGAAAATTAGGTTTAAAAATCAATGGTTTAATTGTTGATACAATGATAGCTGCATCTTTAATAGATGAGAATAGATTTAGATATGATTTAAATACTTTGTCTTGGGACTACCTTGGTTTTGGTAAGTCCGAGGCAGCGTTGAACGAAGCTGCAAAGTCAAGAGGACTAGATCCTAAAGCTGACCTATGGCAGCTACCAGCTATGGAGGTTGGATCTTACGCAGAGAAAGATGCAGAGCTTACATTAGAGCTTTGGCAAATTTTTAAAAAAGAAATTGTTTACCAAGACGTTGAATCTATATTTAATTTAGAGACTGATCTTTTTCCTTGTCTGGTTGATATGCGTTTTTTAGGGGTGAAAGTAGATGTCGAACATGCTCATAAATTAAAACAAGACTTAGAATACCAAGAAAACTTATTACTGAGACAAATAAAAAAAGAAAGTAACATAGATGTTCAAATATGGGCAGCAAGATCGATTGCCACAGTTTTTGATAAATTAAAATTACCTTACGAACGAACAAAGAAAACACAAGCACCTTCTTTTACAAAAAATTTTTTACAAGAACATCCACATCCTATTGTTAAACAAATAGCAAAAGCTAGAGAAATAAACAAGGCCCATACTACATTTATTGATACCATAATTAAATACGAACATAACGGTAGAATCCACGCGGAAATAAATCAAATAAGATCCGATGCTGGAGGCACAGTTACCGGAAGGTTTAGTTATAATAACCCTAATTTACAGCAACTTCCTGCACGGAACAAGGAACTTGGACCTATGATTAGGTCTTTGTTTTTACCAGAAGAGGGATGTACATGGGGATGTTTTGATTACTCACAACAAGAACCAAGACTAGTTGTACACTACGCTTCTCTCCATAAATTTCCAACAGTATACGATGTAGTAGATGCATATGAAAATGATTCATCAACAGACTTCCACCAAACCGTAGCTGATCTTGCAAAGATTCCAAGAGATCAAGCGAAGACAATAAACTTAGGTTTGTTTTATGGAATGGGTAAAGCTAAACTCCAGGCTGAACTAGGAGTATCAAAAGAAAAAGCAGCAGAATTGTTTGACCAATACCATGCGAAGGTTCCCTTTGTTAAACAGCTAATGAACTCGGCCTCTAATCGTGCACAGGAACGTGGACAGATACGTACACTTCTTGGTCGGTTATGCCGGTTTCATTTGTGGGAGCCCAATCAGTTTGGTATGCATAAAGCCATGTCTCATGAAGATGCACTCAGGGAACATGGACCAGGGATTAGAAGAGCATTTACATACAAAGCTTTAAATAAATTAATTCAAGGTAGCGCAGCTGACATGACTAAAAAAGCAATGTTGGAGTTATATAAAGAAGGAATTTTAGCACACATACAAATACATGATGAGTTAGATCTATCTGTGGAGTCAGACGCACAGGCAAAAAAGATAATTGAAATTATGGAAAATGCCGTTAGTCTAGAAGTCCCTAACAAAGTTGACTATGAGTCTGGTAAAACTTGGGGGGATATTTATGATAAGGATTAATTATGGCTTATTTAAAAAATAATGTTTCTTATAAATACATATTTAGATAAGAGTAAGATACAGGGTGTTGGAGTATTTTCAAAAGAAGATATTAAAAAAGGACATAAGATACAAGAAGAAAGATCTAATTTTCAAATGGAGTTTGACAAAAATAATTTACCATCAATGCCTTTAGCTTTTGCTAATTTTCTTGAAACACATTCTTATCAAAAATATCTACATCCAGATATATTAATATTACAATTAGATAATTCAAAATATATAAATCACAGTAAAAATCCAAATTTAAACCATGATGGGTTTGCAATTAAAGATATTAATATTGGTGACGAAATAACAATAGACTACAGAGACTTTGGTGATAATATTAATGCATGGCTTATTTAAACGGAAACATACCAGTAGAGTATGCACAAATCAGAAGAGAATATTTATACGATCTTAAAAAACATCATGGAGAAGTTGAAGACTGTATTATCTTTGGTGTTACTTGTATTACAGGTCGTGCATTGTTGTTTCATGCAATTATGGAAAACGGTGCGATCTTTTATAGACTACCTATTACAGCTTTTATTCAAAGAGGATTTAAAGTTACCGACGTACCGCAACGACGACTTGATGAACTTCAGCTTTGGAATTCTTTTAGTTATTATCCTGCTATTACTAGTTGGGATATCTTAGAGGCACAATCAGGTAAATATATTGGTAAAGATAAAAAATGGCATTGGGGTCGTTATTTATTTACTGTTGACTTTGCACACCCAGAGCCTAATATACTAGACACTGATCATTCAGAGATCCCGCACGAACACAAGTGCGCCCACATACTTGCCTTAAATGATGGCAACTATGCAGCTCAACCCAACAACAGATTAATATGGGATATACCGTCATTTACGGTAAAAGACCAAATTCCTGATTGGAAGGTTCAAACTAATTATTGGAATGTAGAAGATACTCAAAGTTGGAAAACAGAAGACACCGACAATTTCTTTTACGAAATAGAGGAGAAGAAAAATGATTAAAAAAATTTGGAAAAAAATTAAAAGCTGGATAGGACTAGTATAATTTTATGGAGATGGCCAGGGTGAACTATTATTTTACAGGTTTGTTGATTGTAATGTTAGTTGTCCTGGCTCTCTGTGGAGGTCCAAGTGTCCAATAAACCATTAAACATATCAGAATCCGCTGCTGTACAGATGCCGATGAAAACGGTTGTCAGTCTGATCGCGCTCGTTGCAATCGGCACCTGGGCATACTTTGGCCTACACGAAACACTAAACAAGCACAGCACGCAAATAGAATTGATGCAAAAAGATGCGGACCAGGAACAATTTATGATGATTGAGGATTTATATAAGTCTGTAGATCGTTTGAACAAAGCTATTGAAGATGGTATGCACAACAAAGTAAATATAGAATTCTTACAAAAACAAGTAGAAAAAGCTATCATAGATATTGAAGATTTGAAAGATGCCAATAGAGAGATAGTTTATAAAAATGGAAACGGACAATGATAGAATCTGTTGTAGCTCTACTCATGTTTGTAAACGCAGAAATAAAAGAGGCACGCTTACAAGAAAATATGGCTACATGTCTTCGAGGCAAGCGCCACGCAGAAAGATTATTTAGCGAATCAGTAACCTACAAATGTTGGAAAGGTAAGGCAGAATTAGAGGAGAATATAGATGGCTCAAAATCAATTAAAAAACTCATCATACAATAAAGTTGCAAAAGAATTAAAGAATAGACGGTATCATCAACGTGTGGTAAAATCTAAAAAATCATATGATAGAAAAAAAATAAAACAACAAATGCTACCTCATAGTCAACTTATTTAAAATGAATCTTTCCCGTAACTTTAGCTTACAAGAGCTTACTAAATCAGACACAGCAATACGTAAAGGTATTGACAACAATCCTAACGCAGATCAAATAGAAAAACTAAAAGCACTGTGTGAAAATATTTTGCAGCCAGTGAGGGACCATTTTGGTAGAGTCAAAGTAACTAGTGGCTATCGTAGTGTTGAGTTATGCACAGCGATAGGTAGCTCTGTAAATTCGCAGCACGCTAAAGCTGAGGCTGCAGACTTCGAATGTGTTGGCGTAGACAACGCTGAACTAGCTGATTGGATTCACAAGAACCTCCCGTATGACCAATTAATCCTTGAATACTACACTCCAGGCGAACCTAATAGCGGATGGATACATTGCTCATGGATACCGGACCAACCAAGAGCATCATTCTTACATGCGTTTAAATTAGAAGGTAAAACAAAATACAAACCAATATTAGGTAAAGCAAAAGATTTAATATGAAAAAATTAAGTTTTAATTTTTCAAATATAGATACTGTGGTAGGTCATTGCCATCAATGTGAAGAAGAATCTATCTTAGTTGCGATCGTAACAGATTTTTATAGATGCACTAATTGTGGAGCAGATACTAAACAACACGTTAATGGTAGTATAAGATATATACGACTTACAGATGAAGAAAAAAATTGGTTAAGGGAGCATGGCAAAACGTAAATTTACAACTTTTATACCAAGACCAAAACCCCGTAAACGTCCTAGAAGACACTCAAAATCATTAAATAAACATAAGAAAAGATCATATAAACCTTACCACCGTCAAGGCAGACCACAATAGGGGTTGACATTTTAGTATAGGATATTATATTAAATAGTATTAATGAAAGGAGGAATACATGCACATCGACGAAGATGATTTAAAATTTAAAAAGAAAACTTCGCAAGCTTCACGGTATGGAGTGATGGGTTTATGTTTAGGTAAAAAACTTAAAGATGAATTAGATGAATACTGTAAGGATCGTGGAATTGTTAGAACAAAATTGATCAAAGCTTTGCTTAGACAATATTTAAACGATAAAAAAAATCCGTTTCTTAAAGACGAGTAATGGAGTTGATAATCCTAAACGACGGAGTATATCAACTTGTTCCAGTAACAAAGCAAATGTTAGTGGATATGAAGTTGTATGTTACTGAGATAAATTTATTTGATCTTTGTGATATTCTAAGATTAAAGCTTACAACCTATGCTGATTACCCTATCAACGCTCATGTGATGAATGATGGTAGTGGTGACTTCTATGGTTGTATATGGAACTAGATGGTAGTTACTCTTTGACAATAAAACTTTATGTGAGCGTAGACTTCGTTTACTACATCTGGACCCATCTCTGCTAATTTTTTAGATGATTCGTTGTAGCCAAACTGTAAACACTCATACATTGTGTCAAATTTAGTTGGCCACTCAAGTGGCTCTAAGCAGCTATTGCTTATCGAAGAACACATGATTAAAACTAACACAAATTTCATTGACACTCCCTTGTAATTATAATAGGATATCCTATATTATGAGGAAAATAGAAAGGTTATAACAAATGACAGACTTTAGCAAATACAAAAATGTATCACTAGCTTTGGACACATATTCTAAGGTGGATAAGTTGAGAAAGGTTATAGTGCCAAACACTACACTATCCCGTGCTCAAACTATTAACATCTTAGTTAATGAAAAAATTTCAAAGATGAATGGTAAAATATCTAAGGCGAAAAATGGCAACTCTTGACGGTAAAGAAGACGGTAAAAAAATTTGCACCGTGTGTAGAGGTAATGGCTTCGTAAGAGTGCCATTCGAATTAGCCCGAGAAGAACAATGGGCTGATTGTGAATTTTGCAACAACCAGGGAGAAGTAGACTATGATCGAGGATCGAGGACCTTTGGATCTAACTTACAAAATTGAACAGTTAGAAAAACAGAAAAAAATTTTACAAGATGCATGTAGAAGAGCAGGTAAAAAAATTAAAGAACTAGAAGACCATATGCGTTCTGTGAAAGTTAGAGTGGATCGTATTAAAGATTCAATGAATAGTATTAAACGTTGGATGAAAAGATGAGTGTGAGATCTGCATTGATAAAAGCTTTAGAAGATAAATACAATGCACAAATATCTGAGGCTGATGCAACTATAAAAATTTATTTTGAAAATAGTGTTGGTATAGGTGAACACCCGCAACACGTTAATGAGGTAGATAAGTTAATTGAAAAGATTGCTAACGCTGAAGAAAAATTAGTTATCTTGAAAGAATTTTATAATGATTAGTGATGTTAACGCTGCATACATAGCGGGTTTATTTGATGGTGAAGGCCATATTCAATACAAACAATATATGAGGCAGAGAAGAAACAACGAGAAACCATACCCGACATGGTCTGTTAGAATGGAAGTATCGATGACCCATAAGTCTGTATTGTTATTGATACATAATCTACTGGGTGTTGGAACTGTTACTAAAAGAAAAAATGGTAAAGGTTCTCTTGGTAAAAAACAACAATGGCGTTGGAGATGTCAGTTAAGAGATGCTTATTATGTTTGTTTATTATTACAGCCTTATGCTCATGTAAAATTAGAGCAGATAAATAAAATTATTAAACATTATTCTGAACTAGGAACGGAAAAAATAAAAGCTAAAGTAATTAATATAGCTAACTATAAAATTAAACAACAGAGGATGAAATGACATTGTTTCATGGACTAGGTATGTTTATACTTGGTATGTTTGCTATTATCATTGGTGGTATAATTGCTTGGTACATAATTAATAAGGTAATGAAAGATGATGGAAGATAAAGATTTAGAAGAATACAATAAAAATAGTTGGACTCTTAAATGGAATAAACAATTCTCTTACCCAAAGAGTCAAAGAGAATTAGTCATGGGTCAAAGACACTACGCAGTAGATAATCAAAAGTTACCATCTGTAACAACTATAATATCACAAACTCAATCAAAAGAGAAGCAAGATTCATTGGCCAATTGGCGTGCTAAAGTAGGTGAGGCAGAAGCAAAAAGGACCATGGACCAAGCGGCTGCCCGTGGAACAGCCATGCATACCCTTTTAGAACGCTATTTGCTGGGCCAAAACCACGCTGATTTAACGGATATAGGGCAAGAGGCTACCTCTATGGCCCAAAAGGTAATTGACGACGGTATAAAGGGCTCTCTGGACGAAATATGGGGGTCTGAGGTCACAGTATGGTATCCAGATTTATATGCAGGGCAGACAGATGTAGTGGGTGTTTACAATGGACGCGAAAGCATAATAGACTTTAAGCAAACAAACAAGCCTAAACGTAGGGAGTGGGTAGAAGATTACTTTGTTCAATTGGCTGCCTATGCTATGGCTCACAACCATATATATCAAACTAAAATACAGTCTGGAGTGATTCTAATGTGCAGTAAAGATGGATACTTTCAAAAATTTGAGGTATCGGATGAGGAATTTAGGCAGTATATGTACAAATGGTTGGCCAAAGTTGGGCAATACCACACCGAAAAGTCTGTATAGACTTTTTCTCTAGAAATAAAAAAATAAATTTTTATTTTCAAAACCATGTTACAGCTCTATATATGTTACAATGTTAAATAAGTATTGATATAGGCTACTTATTTAAGATAAGATTGTAACATCACCATGTTACACGTGTTACAATGCGCATATTTATTGACTTTTCAAATGTTACAATTTTTCCGGGGCGCGCGTATGGAAAAATATTTTTTGTAAAAATGTCCCTAGAGAAAAGTTCTATACGGTGTATATTGAGGTATGCCTAGGAAAAGAAGAAAAGCTGCCATCACTCAAACAACTCTTGATATACCTTATCCAAAGGTGCGGGTTGAATGGGTTGATTGTGTATCTGATAGTGGATGGGCTACTGATAAAGAATTTGATAAGATGAAGTTAGCTATGCCTGTTAATGAAGGGTGGTTGTACGAAAAAAATAAAAAATTCATAAAATTATTTGCAAGTTATGATAAAGATGATGAAGGTATAACTTTTGGTGATAGGACTATGATACCTACTCCATGGGTTACCAAAATAACCAAACTATAGGGAGCTGAACATGTCATTACAAGATGCTATCAAAGACACTGTAAAAGATATGATCGAGAACAATGAAATCGAAATTAAAGTCGAGGACGGCGAGATCGTATTATCTGTTGCAGATCAATCAGATGAAGATGACGACTCTGAGGAGTAGTTGATTCGAGAGGGTGAGTCTTCGGACTCACTCTTTTCAGGTGTAACTATCTCTGCATCTTTGTCTATGATTGGTTGATAGTGTTTCAAAGCTTCAACAACCTTTGCATCTATCTCCTCCTGCGATAAGCCTTCGTGTTTATGTAAATGTATCTGTTGGTTGTTGTAATATCCAGCAGCTTTTCCACGTGAAACTTCCATATTACCTGCTGCGGTCCAGGCTTTGTTTTCCCTAAACTCATCTCTAAGTTTACCTAACTCTACCATATGTCCATCAAAACTTATGTCGTATTTCTTTAATAACTCTGATCTTCTTTTACCTATATACTCTACAACAAGTGGATACTTCTTTGGATTTTGTAGTTCTGAAGCTCTGACATAAGCAGACTCTTCATCGTAACCAGCTAAGACTGCACACTCAGTCGCTGTTTTTCTACCTTCGTTAGCTATGATTAGATTGGCAAACTTTAATTGTTTTTCTGTTAATCTTTTTGGTACTCCCATGGTTGAAATATATAAAATATAGGATATATTGCAAGTAAGAATGAATGGAAAGTTATTAAGTCAAGTATTGGATAAGATGATGGTATCACCCTCTGCACAAAATGCTAGGGTACAAGTATGTTTACCTGATGGTAAATTTTATGATGTAACTTCTTTGCAGTTGTTAGAAAATAAAATTATAGGTCACCGTGAAAGTCATAGACTAGTCTTCACAGTTAAGGCTGAGTCTTGGAATATGGGTAAAGTTATAAAGAAAATTGGTGAGTAATTTTAAACACCACTTACTCTGAAAATTACTTTAAAAAATGCCTAAGAATGAGTCTAAATTTTGGAAGCAAATCAAAGACTATAAATGTAAAATAAGCTGGACTAGGCTTGAGAATTCTGCTGCTCATGGTACGCCAGATCTGTTGGGATACAACAAATATAATAAATTTTTTACTGTTGAATTAAAAGTAAGTTTGAGTAAGTTTCCGAGGCTATCACCACATCAAATATCGTTCCATGTTAGGCATCCAAAGAACAGTTTCATCATGGTAAAATACCTGCCAAAGGCCCTTGAGCCTTCTGGCATAAAACTTTATGAAGGGACCGCGGTGCACGCGCTTGTGGGCGGGGCCCTCCCTATGCCTACGCCTGTGGCTTGTGGCCTTTCCGCATGTTGCTTGTTCCTTGAAAATTTAAAATAGGGCTTAGCCTGTTGCCTCGAGTACCTACCCATTCCTCGACATTTTAACGGTAGAATTAACAACAGGTTCCATGCCTGGGCGCATTGCCCGATCAGAACCCTGATCCCAGGTCTACCAAAGCCAATAAGCTAAAAAGCGATGTTTAAGTAGACCAGGGATCAGTAGCGGGGTTAAAGGTTAACCATCCAACCCGCTGTCGACTACTGATCCCAGGTCCATCAACGTAGCCACGGAATAATCACGGGTATCAATGGACCAGGGATCAGTATCCAGTGAAGACGGCTCGTATAAAGCGGTGTGACACTGGATATATGTCCCGAGAGTTTCCCAATTTTAAGTGTAGTACAACCTCTCAAATCGAACACTGTTATTTTGAGTTTATAATGTCGTAAATAACAAAAGGACATATCCTACAATATCCTAGATCCAAGGTTCTGTCAAATAAAAAATTAAAAAAAATTAAAAAAAATA